GCAGCAGTCGCAAGCGCAAATAAGCACATGGTAAGGATTTATTCGGATTCGGCAGCAACAGACCTTCTTTGCACTGGATTCTGTTCCTATGGTACGACAGGAACAGCTGGATATTCATACTGGCTTGTAGCAGATGCAAATGGAATCAAGGTTGATACGAGCGGAAACTTTACACCATCGAAAATAAATCTGACTGGAAGAAGAGCTGTTGGAAGTGGTACTCCTGCAAACTACGCAGGTAGATTTAAGATTGAGTACACTACTGATGGCAGTACATGGACAGCGGGATATACATCCACTGCAAATGAGGCTACAAAGGAATATTCTGTTCCTGCTAACACAAAAGCCTTGAGATGTTCTTTCTACCTTGCAGGTGGAACTACGACTTTACTTGATCAGGATATTATTCCTGTTACATCGGATGGTGCTAAAGGTGCCACTGGAGCTACCGGAGCCACTGGAGCTACGGGTGATACCGGTGCAGCTGGAGAAGACGGAACAGGATTTCTTCGTGTTACGACTGCACCTACAGCTTATACTACAGCGCAAGGTGGATTCACTCCTGCATTCAGAATGTCGCTTTCAACAGTAAAAACACAGTCTGGCGTTGACAACGTTGGAGTTGGCGATATAGTCGTATACTCATACAATACATATAAAATCGGTTATGTTGATTCAAGTTATGTCTACCTTGCAGCAGCTGTTTCAATCCGTGGAGCTCAGGGAGCAACTGGCGCGACCGGCGCAACTGGTGAAACAGGAGCTACTGGAGCGACAGGGGCAACCGGAAAAACGGGGGCAACGGGTGCTACTGGAGAAGATGGAACAGGATTTCTTCGTGTTACAACAGCACCTACAGCTTACACTACGGCACAAGGCGGATTCACTCCTGCATTCAGAATGTCGCTTTCAACAGTAAAAACACAGTCTGGCGTTGACAACGTTGGAGTCGGCGATATAGTTGTTTACTCATACAACACATATAAAATCGGTTATGTTGATTCAAGCTACGTCTACCTTGCAGCTGCCGTTTCAATCCGTGGTGCTACAGGTCCGTCTTCTGCAGACTACAAGCTCAGATATTTCGGCGGATATACATATTGCTGTGGATTAAGTTCAGCAAATACATACGGCAATACATCTCAGCCTTACATCAATTATAACGGTGAAAAATTGACTCCAAAACGAGAAAATAATTACGTAAGAACATGGGACAACACAACTGCAGCAAACGGTAAAAGAGCTTCAGGTTTTGTCGCCTACATAAAAGCAACACCGGCAGATTGGGTAAGTGGAACTGCTTACATCAAAGGAAATATTGTAACTTATAACAGCAGCTTATACATTTGTCATACAGTTCATACATCTTCAAGCTCAGTCGTTCCGACAAACACATCATACTGGATTCCGGCTAACATCCTTAATGTCTACTACAATTTTTCACAGAAAAAATGGTACAGCATACTGACAAATACACCTCTTTATTATAATAATTCGGAATCAAGCTATTACTCTCACCAGCTTATAATAATCGGAAAGTTCAGAACTACTGCAACTACAAGATACATTGAAGAAATTGCCCCGGAAAATGCTGTGAATGTTGCAGCTCAGCTGATAAACTCAATTACATACAGGGGAATCGTCGGCACTGTTACAGAAAACTATTTCAACTATCAGTACATTGTTGACAGCAGTGCAACAGTTTTTACCGCAAAAAACACAGGCACCGAGACCTGCGACATCGGCACTCTTGTTATCGTAAGAGGACATGCTGGAACAACAAATACTGGAGCCTCAGATACAGCACAGAAAATGGCAATCTGTAACGGTTATTCTTGGGAAAAGGTAGGAACAGAAGGAACCGGCACAACAACAACCAATTACGAACTTCTCCAGAAATGCCAGTCAATGTGTCTGCTGGGACTTGCTGCAATGGCAAAGGTTTACAGCGCAAACAATGTAACTCTGCCAAACTGTTGCGGAACCGTTATTGACCTGCTGATTGCAAATATTGCACTTATACAGAAGTTGTTTGCAAATCAAATAAAACTTATGACGCAAGGACAGAATGTGGGTGCAATTTACGGCGGAAAGTATCTTGCAAACGGAACTGTAGATCCAAACGCAACCACAGATAAAGGCGTGTATATGGACGCGTTAGGTGAGTTCAAGGCAAGCAACGGACAGTTTAGCGGAAATGTAATAAGTGATAATTTTGGTTTTGGTGAAGGCTGGTATATGAAATATATAGCAGTATATGACGAAGGAGATACAGGAGAAAAAGACAGTGCAGATGCTGTTATTATGTCATTACCAGACCATCATACTCACGATGTTTATTATATTAGATTTTACAATCAGAACAATGAATTGGTTGATTATGTTGGTATTGGAAATCCAGACTGGTATACTCCTTCTGCAGAGTACCAATATTCTAATGAACCAGTTCCAGAAGAAAATGGAAAATGGGAAGATTTTTTATTTGCAGATTATCCTTCAAGGGGATATAAATATATACATTTTAGAATCGCATTCCTAAGTGATGAAGAAGAACCTACGACAATATATAGATTTACGTCATTTGGATATAGTGAAAAAGCAGAAGGATATGCTTTAGAAAAGAAAGGAAATGCAACATTTAACGGCGATGTTAAAATAAATGGAGTTGAAACTGTTGATGGACGTATTGAAATTAAAAATTCTCAATGGGATTATAAAAGACATAATTATACAGGTATCCATTCGAGCCAATATGATTTTAACACAGGAAAAGGCTTTAACTTTGCTCAAGATGGTTACGGAAATGCTTATGCTGATGTAGCTGCTTTAAGGACAAGAAATATCAGCGGTTGGAAGAAATCAAATGAACAATATTCTAAAGTAAACATAGATGCAAATGAGGTTATGATTAACGGTTATCTTGCTTATAATACAATAAGCAATTTTACTTGTACCCCAAGCTCAAACCAAAGTGAAAGAACAAAATTGTATAATCAAATTGAAATGCTGTACCAAAAATGTGGTTCATATTATGTAAATAGGCAGTTCAGTTATACTTATCAAGCAGGACAAGGTCAAAGTAATACTGATTCTGGACAATATTACAAAATTACGAAAGACGGTACTACATATAAAGTAAATCTATCTTCAATCAATGGAGCTGGTACCTCTTACTATTTAGTTATAACCTCAACATCATGTTCTGTATATAATATATTAGACCAAAAAACATCTGAGGTTGTTACAAATGTTTCAATTTGTATCTAATTCATAACTAATTCAACATACGATTCAAGTCAATTCAAGTACCTTCCGAAGTGGTTATCTTCTATGATAAAATCGGGAGGTACTTTTTTATGAGTGCAACTGTAAGAAAAATAAACAATAGAACCAAACCTAATATGGAATGATAACGGAAATTTACGTATTTCATAAAATAATTATTATCTTGATAAAACTACTTGACACAATCAAATAAATATAATAATATATGAATATAAGGAGGTAAACAAATGGCCAAACAAGATAAAAGCAAAAAAGAAAAGCCGAGTTGGACAGACATAGCAAATCTAATCATCAACTTCGGCTTATTCGTAGTTGCTTTATTGGCTCTGATTTTTAAGTAAATCAGAAGTAATCCAAAAAACAAGTAAGGCTGGCAACCTTGCTTGTTTTTACAGTTTATTATTGAATTGGAGAATTGTCAATGATAACCAAAAATCAAATAAATATTTTATCAAATATATTCAGAATTGCTGCTTTAATTCTTTTTGTTATTTTTTTGGTGGTGAAATAATGACAGAAGAAAATAAATCAAAAAGAGGTGGATTCCGTGAAGGTGCTGGAAGAAAACCAACAGGCAGACAATACCACGTTATGAGCATAACAGGCACAAAAGAAGATTTAGATGTTATAAGAAATAAAGCAGAAAAAGCGGGTAAGTCTATTTCAAAATATGTTATAGATTTAGTGAAAGAAAATTAAACAAAATAGAGAGCTGTCCTAAACTCAAAGGACAGCTTTTTTATTTTTGTTCTATGACTTGATATAAAACAAAGATATGTTAATATAAAATCATCAAGAGGCAATGCCAAGGAGGTGATTATGAGTGGCTAAGAAAAAGAAATGGTCAAGGGCTGACAAGCTCGCACTAATAGCAGTAGTGCTTGCCTTTGTTCAAGTCGCCCTCGCCATTATTTCGATGATGTTGTAACACATCGGGCAGGCTCTTGGAGAGAGTGCCTGTCCTTATAATAAAACCATTTATAAGGAGTTGTCAATGCTTTCAAGATTTGAAAAATTAATGATTGTGTTTATTGTTTTACAGTCAATTTCAATAATTCTGTCTGTAATCTCAATAATCCTAAAGGTGGCATAATATGTCAGAAGAAAAAAAATACACAGGTTACGGTTATCACGGCGGCGGCCGTAAAGCAACTGGCATTAAAAGAACTTTTCTGTCTGTAAGCTGTCAGCCCGAAGAAGCCGAACTTGTAAAGGAACTTGCCAAAAAATCTGGCAAGACATTAAGCGCGTTTATCCTGGATGCGGTATTGCCGGACAGGAATAAAAATTAAACAAATTGCGGGGCATTTTCACATGCTCCGCTTTTTTGTTTATACCTGTTTTTTCTTTAATTGCTCTTTTATAAGTTTCCCCTTTTTATCGGGTTTTTGAACAGCAACGTAATCAATGTGGAATGCATCAGGCGGAATTCTGTATGAAACAACAGTTTTTCCATTTGCATTAGTAATAGCAAGGTCACCTGCAGCAATTATATCCATTCCTATAAGTGCATCCAATCCAGGACCACCCATAAAATCTGAAACACGCAGATTGTGAATGCATACGTTATTTGGAAGAATCACATCAACGATATAATCATAACAGTCAATTGTTCCAGCTGCAGTATTATGACTGCTCATTCCCACTGGAACAAGATTAAGTTGCTGTGCAACACGCTTTGAAATACAAGTGCCGGAAGCTCCAGTATCCCAAATAGCATTTATCTTTACGCCTAAGCCATTTCCCTGGATAGCAACTTCTGTTTTTATCTGATTGAGTTTTCCGTTGTTTGCTGTAATTGTAAATGCATCATATTTCATGCGAAAGCGTATCTCCCCGTGTAGTAGAATTCAACGTCTTTGTCTTCAGGAAGGCATCTTTGAACAATGTATTCTCCTGCAGGAGTAGGAAGCATATTCTTAATAGCTTCTTCTTCATCAGCAAAATAACCTTTTACCACTTTGTTCTGAATAACTACGCGCTCGCCAATATGATTCTTTATGATTTCCTCTCGATTCTGCTTGAACCAATCGAAGTCAGATTTCATATCATACATATTTAGCCTCCTCTTATAATATAACACTGATTCGCATGAAAAGGTATCAAAATAATACACTTTTCCGAATCTTTCTTCAACATCTCTTTCCCCTCTCCACACTTCCCACCAAACACCCCCGATTAAACGAAATTTAAACGGTTTTAACGCGTTCTCTTGCAAAAATCGGGTAATTTGTCGCCCGATGTTAAAATACCCTGTTTTTGCGTGTTTTTGAGGATTTCGGGATTTTAGCAAAATGCCCCGTAAAAGAGCATCAAACGGCAGCTTAAACAAGGCTTACGGGGCTGTTCTTAGGCGTTCTGTTACTCTTTAGCCAGATGTACCCAGCTGAACACTTTGCCGAAGAGCTGGAAGCGTTCGGCGAAGCCTGCGTCGGTGCTGTCGAGGGTGCGCAGGAGTTCGGCTTTTTCGAGGTCGGCAACGCGCACGCTGTAGATTTTGATGCGGTTGGCCAGGCGGTCGAACTCAAGGCGCTTGCAGTAGGCGTCGCCGTCAAGGCTGAAAACGTAGATGCCGTCGGTGAGGTTCTGGTCTGGGCTTGCGTCAAAGATTACGATGTCGCCGTCTTTTATGCCTGCTCCCAGCATTGAAGTTCCTGCCACACGGAAGCCGTACACCTTGCCCGAAAGTGCCGGAGACAGCGAGGCAAGGCTGATGTATTCGGTGATGTTCTGCTCACTGTTCCATTCTACGCCAGGGCCGCACGAAGCCTTCTGGCTCAGAACCGGCACCATTACATCCTTTACGCAGGGAGTTTTTTCTGATTCAGTCTTTGTGAACATATCTCCTTCGCCTGTCAGAAGCCAGTGGGCGTTGACTCCACATTTTTCGACTATTGATTTCATCATCGCTTTTGAGATTTCGCGAGTTCCATTTTCGATATTTGCTATAGAACTTGATGACACTTCCATGAAGGCTGCAAACTCCTGTTGCGTCATACCTTTTGATTTTCTGATAGCTCTAATCTGTTCATCTGCATTCATATTTTTTATCCTCTTGACAAAATTTCAAAATGTGAGAATTTTTATTACTTTTTCTCACATTTTGAATTGACAAACTTTCAAATTGTGATATTATTATCTTGTAAATGGTTGACAAGTAAACCAAAAAATACACAGTTTGAAAAGTTTGGTTTACTTGTCAACTCCACATCTTTCTATATCGGCATAAACAAAAAGCCGGTTAAGGAAAAACTAGGAGGCTAAAAGATGAGTGTTGAAGACATTGAGATTGTTCCAGAATGGGCAGAATGTCAGGCAGACATCAAGGAAAAGTTCAGCAACCTTCTTGGTTCCATAGAGCGCAGTGGTGTTAAGAAGCTCGTATGGAGTAAGAAGCCTGGCTGTGTAGACATCGTTTTTGAAAACGATACAAGGCGCGAGGTTCCTGTTCAGGGTGATTCAGAAATTGCCTTTATGCAGGACATCTTAAAAAGACTGCACTAGGGGGCAAGAATGAAAAGAGAAAATCTTATTTCAGACGTAGTTAAAGTGCAAGTCGGAAGACGTGGAATTGAATATGAAGGCAGACATTACTGGAGTCCAGATTTATTTGACTACATGGGAATGAAAGTCCGCTGTGTTTTCCTGGAAAAGTATGCCCTCATTTTCAAGACCGATTCTTTGAAGTTTATAGCTCTGGCACATGAGTGTAAGAAATCAGACTTTTGGGAATCTGCGGTTGTCCTAGCAAAACCTTCTGTTGAGGAGGCAGTTTCCTGTATGCAACTGTGGTTGCTTGAACAGCAAATTCAAGAGCTTCTTGGACATATGAAGAAGCAGGCTGGGTTGGATGCTCCTCATCAGGATCTAGAAAGCATCGAATCAGATAAAGGGTCTTCGTTTTGCACCAGAAGTATTCAGAGTCCTTTCCAAAGGCCTGTGCTCTCTTCACGAGAGAAGGATAGTTCTTCTCGTAAACGATATTAAAGAAATGTTCCATGCAGACTTGAATAACACTGTTTGCAAAGTCTGTTTCGTTATTTGTCATTTAGTCCTCCTTGCGGGATTAGTGGTTGATGCAATTTCCATTATATCACGCAATGAGGATTTTGAAGGTTAAATAAAAACACCCGCAGCCGGAGGCTAAACCAACTGCGGGCGGAATCTTCCCATTACGGGAAGTGGTGTTCAAGTTAAATGTACACGCGGCGGACAATTCCGTCAAGGGGGAAAACAAAGATGAACATTATGAACGAAATCCGTGGCTGCCGTCCTTTCCCTGTAGATAAGGACAGGCAGGAAAGATGTCGAAGGGTTCTTGATGATTGCGGTATGACAATCACAGAGCTTGCTATGCACTTGGGTGTGTCAAAGCAATATGTCGGTGAAGTCATTTCTGGAAAGAGATTGTCTGCATCAGCTGAAACCCGCATTGCTCAGTTCTTTGGGCTTACACGCACTCAGCTGTTTCCACTGCGCACTGCAGAAGAAATAGCAAGAATGCGACAGGCAGAAGCTGCAGAAAAGGCAATGCTCGAAAAGAAAAAAGAAGAGCGCATGGAAATGCGCCGCCGTGCACTTGAGGGAGCTGCCTGATGGAAACCGTTAAGACTAAGGAGCTTGCCGAAGTTCTTGGGCTTTCGCGCAAGGGTGTTATCGAAAAAGCCCGAAAAGACGGATGGGCTTTTGTGTACAAGGGAAACTCCATGCTTTTTGTGGAGAACAGACTTCCAGCAGACGTGCGCTTTGCTGTTGCACTCTACCGCTCAGGTAAGCCGGTCCCTGTACAGAACGAAGAAAAAAAGGATGCAAGGCTTTATTCGGGTGATGCTTTCCTTAACGCCGGAGAAAAGGCTCAGGGAGAAGCTACCTGGAGAGCGGCTTTAATCCGCGAGTACAACAACAGCGGAATGAACGTTGCTGCCTTTATGGAAGTGTACAACGGCTGTAATGCTTTTCCGGTTCTAAAAGAAAAACTTGGAGAAGTCAGCCAGGCAACTTTCTACCGCTGGATAAAAGCCTTTAAGGAAAACGGAGCAAGCGGAATTGTTCCAAAATATGGCATGAGCCGTGGCGGTGCCGGCGAGAGTCTTCTGGATGAAGAGCGTGAGCTTTTGCGACGCTTCTGGCTTAAAGACACTCAGCCTAGTGCAATGCACGCTTTCCGTCTTATGAAGGCTAACATCCCTTATTCAAAGTGCAGCTATCAGACAGCTTTGCGTTATCTGAACAGTCTGCCAAAGGCTACTGCAGGATACTTCCGGGGCGGCGAAGGTCGCTTTGAAAACGCGTTTCTGCCACACATGGAGCAGGATATCACACGCTACAGAAGCCTTGATGTTGTGGTTTCGGACCATCACTGCCTTGACTGTGTTGTGCTTTACCGTGGTGAGCTTATCCGTCCCTGGATTACTACTTTCCAGGATCTGCGAAGCGGCAAGGTTTTGGGCTGGTGTCCTTGTGTTAAGCCTTCAAGCCTTTCTATCGTTGTGGCTTATTACATGTGCTGCATGCGTTACGGTATTCCGCTTTGTCTTCTTTTCGACAACGGTAAGGACTACCACGCTAAGTGGCTCAACGGAAAAACTGAGACTGTAACGGTTATGAATCCGGAAGGCATAGACGAAGAAAAGGAAGTTGAGTTCAAGGGTTTGTTTGCTCTTGTGGGCTCGGACGTGCGCTTCACAAGAACTTACAACGGTAAGTCTAAGGCTCGCCAGGAGAGATACTTCCGAATCATCGGCGAATATCTTGCAAAGGAAATGGGAAGCTACGTTGGATCTGATTCACGAAGCAGACCGGAAGAAGCTCAGCTGATGTGGCGAGGAATTAACGGCAAGGAACAGAGACACGACATTCCAACCTGGGAAGACTTTGTTCAGAATGCCGAAGCGATGATTGAGTACATCAATGATCAGATTCCTTGCAGTTCTGATTACATGGACGGAAAGACCCGCTCCCGTGTGTTTGCAGAATGCTTACCGCCGGAAGAAGAAATCCGCCACGCTTCTAAGGAAATGCTGCAGAAGGCTCTGGTTAAGGGCGAAGTGCGACAGGTGAACAGACAGGGCGTGACAATCGGCAAGACTAATTTCTACTCAAGCGATTTGTTTGAGTTCTTTGGCCGCAAGGTTCGTGTTTACATCAATCTTCTTGATGACCGTGAAGTTACCTGCTTTACACTGGACGGAGATTTTATCTGTACTGCAAAGGCAGACTACTTTAAGGAAACAGGCAAGCTTGACGAAGACATTGGACGTCTTACCGGAGCAAGAAACAAGCTCACTCAGATTGCTGTTCTTGGTTCGGGCGAAATGACTATTGCCCCGGAATACGAAACTATGGTGGACGTTGCCCGCCGCGCCTATACAGGAAATCAGCTTGAAGGTGTGGAGAACTTTCTTGGTAACAGTTCTGAAACGGAGAGCTCAAAAAATTACAAGCTCGCCGCTAAAAAATCAACGCTTAAAACCCCTTTTATGAAGGGAATAAATATTGGTGTTCAGGAGGCTAAAAATGAACAGTGAAATTGTCAAGAGACTTAATGACACTCTTGAAAAGTTCGGAATCAGCAAGGCTAAGGCCAGCCGCGACATGGGTTACTCAAGTTCACTTTTGAGTGCTTACACTACAGGTAACTATTCTGGCGACCTTTCCAAGCTTGAAGACAACATTGTGCGCTGGATTGCACGCCAGGAGCAGGCACATTCCCGCAAGCGTATTCCAATCGTTGAAACAACGGCTCTTAAGCAGGTTTTCAACGCCATTGAGCTTGCACACACGGAGCACGACATCGCCCTTATCGTAGCAGATGCCGGAAGCTCAAAAACTACTTCGGCTAAATACTACGCCGAAAAGAACGATAACACGGTTATTTACATTGCGGTTGTTGCCGGAATGAACCGCTCTATGCTCACTAAGGAAATTGCGCGTCAGCTGGGAATTGAAACTAACCGCGTGCCGTTCAATGCCCTTGTTCAGCAGACTGCAGAAGCTTTGGCAGAACGTGACTCTCTGGTAATTCTTGATGAAGCAGACTACCTCAAAGCTGATGCCTTGGAGTTTGTCCGCCGTCTGGTTTACGACCTGGGAGAAAGCGGTCTTGTGCTTATCGGTTTACCGCGCCTTAAGGGCATGATTCAGAACCTGCGCAATGACCACCGCCAGCTTGAAAGCCGTATCGGAATCTTTTTACAGCTCGAAGGTCTTACAAAGCCAGACGCTTCTCTTATTGCAAAGAGCGTTTGGGAAGACTGCCCGGCAGATGTAATCAGCACTGTTTACGGAACTGCAAAGAGCGACGTGCGACAGTTCACAAAGATTTTGGAGAGACTCCAGAACACTATGACACAGAACAATCTTGATGTTCCGACTGTTGAAGCTGCTGAGCTTGCAAGCACACTTGTTTTGAGGAGACGATAATGGCAAAGCTGATAAACCCACTTTCCGGAGAAACAAGCATTGTGCCGGAGCTTGCACCTAAACGCGGAAGACCTGCAAAGAATGCGCCTGTGTATGACGATGATAATAATCTGATTATTACATCTGAGGAGCGCGAGACTATCAACGCAATTGTGGAAGACATTAAGACTAAGGCTAAAAAAGTTGAAAGCCTTATGCTGTCGGCTGCTCAGAATTATTTTGTGCTTGGTGAGATTCTTGAACGGGCTTCCATGAAAGCAACCTGTTCTATGACTGCCGCCAAGTACGAAGCAAAGACCGGCATTCCGGCAAGAATGGTAAGCACAGCCTTAAAGATTTACAAGGATTTTGCAGACAACCCAGAAGGCTTGAACGGCCTTACCATGAGGGAAATTGCCATGCGCATCGGCGAAAAGAAGGAATCGGACGGAGGGGAAACAAGCCCGGTTCAGTACAACTTACCGGAAGGTCAGTTTTTGAAAAACTTCAACGAAGATTTTGGAATGCCAACAATCAGCGGTGTTGATTTGCAAAAATACAGGCTGCACACAGATATTCAAAGTGGAAAATTCTTTCTTCTTTCAAAAGATTCTGGCGCGGCTATTCCAATGGGTTCTCTGCTTGTGGATCAGCCTCATACAGACTCAATGAAGACTGCTTATCAGAAACTGATGCTGGAAACCCAATGTTTACTGGAACGCTACTACGCTCTTATTGAGAAGGAGGAAAAGAATGGCCAGGAGTATTGATGACAGAAAAGAGCTTGCTGTCTGCCGCTTAAATGATCTTGTAACAGACGTTTTCGAGACAAGCAGAATTGAGCTTCTTGTAAACATAATGCCGGACGGTAAACCAATGAAAGATGACGGAGGAAAAATCCTTACCGTAGGATTTTTCAAGGACAGTCACTTTGAAAGATACATTAGCGTAAAAGATGATTCTCCTGCAGTGCTTTTCAAGCGGTGCAGCGAGGTTCTTTATCAAATGCTGGAGAAAGAGGAATGAAAAGAATGATTCTGACAGAAGAACAGTACGGTACGGTAAGCGACCGAATAGACGAAATTATAAAGCTCTCGATTTCTGGAATCCTGGGCAATTCAAGGGCAAGTCTTGTAGACATCAAGAACGCTGCCAAAGAAGCAAAAGATGCCTTGTTTGAGGCAATCATAGGAAACGACGGCGGAGATGCCGCATAAATAAAAGGGAGGTACTGGATATGGGTACAAGGTACAAGCCTAACGCAGGCAAACTTAATTCACTGGAAGATGTAAATCTTGCTTTGAAGGACATCGGACTGGCAGAAAAGGAACTTGACGCAATTGATGCAAAGGCTGCCAAGGAAATTGCAGCTATAAAAGAACGTGCAGCAAAGGAAGGCGAAGAACTCCGCAAGCAGATTCTTGAAACTTCTGCAAAGATTTCGGCCTATGCTGAATACAACAAGGCAGAGCTTTTCAAGGACAAAAAGAGCGTTGAGCTTGCCTTTGGTATGTTCGGCTTCAGAAAAAGTACAAAAATCAGCGTAAAGAAAACTACACTCGAACTTTTGAAAAAGCTTGGGTTTACAGGCTGCGTAAGACTCAAGGAAGAGCCGGACAAGGAAGCAATGTCAAACCTTACAGACGAACAGCTTTCACAGGTTGATGCATGCCGCAAGGTTTCAAACGATTTCTTCTGCGAGGCAAACCTTGAAGAAGTAAACAAGGACCTGCTCAAAAACGCAGGCTAACACATTCGGGGAGTCAGTTCTGGACGTCCTGATTCCCCTTTTCCTTCCGGAGGCTAAGATGGAAATTGTATCTATGAGCGAGGCAATACGCTTTGTAATAGACGGAATGCCGGACGGTACCTGTTTTTTCGGCAACGAACTTAAGAACAGGGTTGTCCGCGTTTATCCAGAGGCACGGCACACTTACATTGCAAGCGTACTTCACTGTATGCGCAGATGCAGGGGCGATGTCGTGGAATGCATAGACCGCAATGATTCGCTTTACAGAATCAGAAGGAAGAGCGCATGAACACTGCTCAAAAGCAATGGGTCAGAATGATTCATGTGGCAAAAACTAAGCTGAATCTTGATGATGAACGCTACCGCGCCCTGCTCACAGGGGCGTGCGGCGTTGAATCGTCGAAGGAAATTAAAACCTGGAAACAGTACGATGCCGTTATGGCGGCTTTTGCTGCTCTGGGTTTTGATTACAAAACTAAAAAGAAAAAAGCCGGAATAGCCCCACAGGAAGACCGGAATCCTAAATGGATTTCTGAAAAACAGGAAAAATACATCAGGGGCTTATGGCAGCTTGTAGGGCGCGACAAACGAGAAGCTGCACTCAATTCCTTCATAGAGCGCATAACCGGCATTGCCTACATAGACTGGCTTATGAAACCGCAGGCCGCAGACGTAATTGTGGCTCTCAGGAAAATGGCTTGCGAGCAGGGAATAAACCCCGACCGCAAGGATTGATAATTAAAAAAGGAGCTTTGCAATGCTGTTCACGGTAAACGAGACTGCATACATTCTGGGAGTTAAGAGGGCTTATGTTTATCATAAGTTTCTTATGTCGCAGGTGGACGGAGCAATCAAGATACTGCGCTGCTGGCGCGTTGACGAAGCTTCAATAAGGGAGATGTATGACCGAATCCTTGATGAAAGAGCTGGACTCTTTGCCGACGATTTTGAATATGCGGGATTTGAAGAACGCCTTGCGTATGTCAGAGAGGAGTATCTATCGTATTGTCAAAGACCCGGACGTTCACGCGTTCAAAGATGGCACAGAATGGAACATTCTAAAGTCGGATCTGATAGCGTGGCTGGACAAGAACGAATAATTCAGCCCGAGCTTTGGACCGACGGAAACTTCTGGTAGCCCTTTCAAAAAACTGTATAACAGGACTGTTACATAAGGCAGTCCTGTTTTTTTATGCCCCAATTCCATCGTTTAAATAAAAAAAAATATATCCTTAAGGCATGATTAATATCCAGATTATCAGGTATAAAAAATCCTATGACTTCCGCGCAAAGCATAACGCACCCGATTCCTTTGAGAACAACTGGAAGAACAACTCACTCGACTGGCTTGTGCTCAGGGACGACAAGGGAGAACTTTTCCGCTGTCACTGTCAGACTGTGGCTAACTACTGCTTTGGTGTTAATGCTACAGCTGATACTGTTGCTCACGGTGACACAATCGCTCCTGGAACTTTTAAGGTTCGCCTTTTCGCTGTGCCCCGCAATTTCCACGGAGAGATTCACGAAATCATTGAAACTACAGACCTTGACGGTCAGAGAATAGACCACAACGCCATGCAGACTACCGAGGGCGGCTTCCAGAACGGCCGCTGGCTCATTCACGACAGATGGAGCGCAAAGCTTGGCAAGGATTCAAACTATGCCTGGAGCGCCGGCTGCTTTATCCTTTCTTCCGGAGACCTTGTCGCCTTAAACAATCTGTTACACGCCTACGAGCTTCCGGCCGGTTACATAATCGCCGGAAAACTTATAGAGACTGACAAGGAGGTGTAAGGATGAAAGGTAAAATATTATGTCAGCTTTCAAAAATTATTGCTGCCTTGATTGCATTTATTGCCCTGGTAATAAATGCAGTTGCTAAAACAACAGTTGTTCCTGTTGATGATGCAATCAAGGTTGGAATCTTTGTTTTTGTGGTTTTCCTGCCAATTGACGTTTCAATTTGGATTGACATCGTAAAAACCTGTATGAGGAAGACTATTCCTGCTGACGGTAAAGACGATGGCAATTAGGGACGTATTGAAAAAGGCGGCAGTATTTGCCGCCGGTGCCGCAGGAGCTTTTGCCCTGCTTGTGTCGGTTTTCCTCTTTGGAAAAAGAAAAGGAAAAAAAGAATCTGCTGTGGACGTGCGCTCCAGTGAAGCCGCACAAAAGAAGGAGTCCGAAATTGAAAAAACACCTGCTCATGTTCTTGCTGGTAACTCTCCTAATGCTGCCGCTCTTGGCAGAAGAAAAGACGAACTCAAACAGCAGTTCAACTCAACCGCAGATTCAATTACAGCAGAGTTTCTACACACAAGAGGACGTTCTTCTTCTTGTGGATCAACTGAAAGCAGAAGCGGACAAGGCGATTGAAAACGCTTATGACGAAGGCTACAAGGCAGGCGTTCAGGAATATGCACCAAAACTTGCAAGCCTGGAAGTGCAGCTTGAATGGCTCACGCGTGAAAATAAAAAAAGCAATCTTGAAAAGTGGACCATTCCGTTCTGGACGTGCGCCGGTGCATTCATCGGTTTTTCCGGCGGATGGTTTATGAGGGGGATGGACTGATGGAAGGACTTGCTGTTGTCAGCTCAATGGACAAAGTTATTGCAACTCTTGGTGTAAGCGGAACCATCATCGTGATGGGCGTTATCGCTTTTTTCGTGATTAAGGAAGTCAAAAAAGCAAACGAGATTACGCAGAAAGCCGTGGACAGTTTGAAGACATCCACCGCGAATCAGATAAAAGAACTCCGTGAATCTACGGAAAAAAAAATTGATGAATTACAGGCTCATTCAGATGCAAAGGACAAGGAGCTTGTTTCAAGAATCGAAAAGGCAGAAAAGGATATAAAGTTCCTGGAAAAGGATTCTGTCACAAAGGAAATGTTATACAGGGAAACCGAAGGCTGGCGCAGCGAAATTCAGCTCGTAAGGGCTGAAATAAGCAAGCTGCCTTTTGAAATACTAAAACTAACAGAGGGAAGAAAGAATGAAAAATAACATGCTCAGAGGAAAAATCTTAAGGCTGCTTGCAGATATGTACCCGGACGGAATAGAGCGCACGTCTCTCATAGGCATTTACCACGCTTACGAGCATGTTGATGACATCGAAAAATCCGCTGCATATCTGGTCGATAAGGGCTACTGCTCAAAGACAGAAACACCGCATCCATACAAGGCGAATATGTTCGTCACCTATTACAAAATCACTCCTAAAGGCATAGACCTGATTGAAGGCAACTGCGAGCCGGACACAGGAATCCTCATTCCGCTGGAGGCGTAATATGGGACGTAAGGCAAAGGCAACCGAAAACGGACTTGTAGAGCTTATTGTTGATAAATGGGATGGCGGAAAAAATACAATCGTTTATGTTACCGAAGAGGTAAATAAAATCCTAGAAGAAAAAGGACTTCACGTTACCTTTTCGCGCGAATCAATAAGGCGTGTAATCAAAAGCCACGAAGAAGAAATTGCAGACACAAAGAAAGCTGTAGAAGCTGCAAAGGCAATGGCCGAAGTGTTTGCAGATAATCCAGGAACGGAAGTTGCAGAAGCAATGACAATGCATCTTTCAACCCTGATTGCAAAGGATTTGCGTACTGTAGACAGCCTTGAGTTTGACGACCCGGAAAAACTTGTAAGTTCTGCAAGCCGTATTGCAGAAACTCAGCTCAAACTCAGCCAGGCACGAATGAAAGCCGTTAAGGCTTTAGACAAAGCAAAACAGCAGCTTAAAGACGAACTTTCAAAGGAAATACAGAGCGACCCGGAACTTCTTTCTAAGCTCTGTTCAATAATTGATAAAACGGAAATTAAATAAATGAGCGAACTCATAAAGGAACTTGCAGGACAAAACAGAAGCGTACTCGAAAAGCAGAAGCGCATGAAACAAGCTGAGAATGATTTCGGCTTTTTCTGCCGTTACTATCTTTCTGATTATTTCTACGAGGATCCTGCAGAATACCAGAAGATTCTTTATGACGTTGCCAATACACGAAGCCTTACAAAAGACATGGCGGACACACTCAAGCCGTTCGTCAGAGAGAAATATGCTAACTTACTCAAACCTACAGAAAAATTATCAGGAGCAATGTTCATAGAGCCTCGTGAGCACGGTAAGACGGTCCGCTGGTCTTTTGCTTATGTTCTGTGGTGTGCGCTTACCAAACGAGCCCGATATGTGCTTCTTATCGGTGCTTCCGGTGACGCTGCAGGAGAGAATCTCGGTAACATCAAAACAGAAATCGAAGAGAACGATAGAATCCTCGAAGATTACGGAGAGCTTCAGGGCGACTGCTGGACCAACCACCGTCTTGAGCTTACAAACGGAACCTGCATCCAGAGTAAAGGTAGCGGTGCTTCCATGCGTGGTACTCGTTTCAGACAGTATCGTCCTGACCTTATCGTTATAGATGATGTACTCAAAGACGATGCAATAAACAGCCCAACCCAGAGAAACAAAATCCACCGCTGGCTTAAGCGCGTAGTTTTCAACCTTGGTAAATCTGCCTTCATAATCTGGGTTAATACAATCTTCCACAATGATGATCCAATCAGCCGCCTTTGCCGCGAGCTCGAAGCCGGCGACCTTGTCAACTGGATAGCCGTGCGACTTTCCTGCATCCGTGAAGACGGAACACCGCTCTGGCCGGAGTACTGGGATATACAGAGCCTTGAAGACAAGAAGAAGACAATCGGCGTTGCTGCATTCTCTACAGAATACATGAATGAACCTCTTGCAGATGAAGAACGAATTATCCAGCTGGAATGGATAGACGCATTCAGATATTCAGAGCTTCCGCCACGCAGTCAGTTTCAGTTCTTCCTGGGAGTTGACCCTGCAACCGGCGCACACGATGGAACTGCAGAAGTTCCAGTAGCAAGAGACAAGGAAACCGGAATCATCTACGTTCTTCCGTGTTTCTCTCAAGCCTGTTCAGAACAGCAGACTCTTGAAGAAATGGAAGTGCTTTACAAGGCTTATCACTTCGCCGCTATCGGCTGGGAGAATGTTGTTTTCTCCGGCATTTACGGCAAGTACATCCAGAAGCTTGGTATTGAAAAAGGGCTTTACTTCCCGATTCAGCTTATTGGTGTAGGCTCAACTCCAAAGGAAATGAGAATCCGTTCTTACTCTATGTTAGTTCAGAACGGCTTTATCCGTTTCCCTACAAAAGGATGTGAGAACATCATAACTCAGCTTACAGAGTTTCCTATGGGAGCATTCGACGACTTGTGTGATGGTCTTTACCTTGCAATTAAGGCAGCTGAAAAAGGAAGCACGGGAAACGTCGCAATAAGTTCAATTTCTAAAACACTAAAAACCGCCGCAAACAAAATCATCGGCAGGGCAAGGAGATAGAAAATGGCAAAACCTACAAAGAAAGAAATGCAGTCTCAGATTATTACCGACAGCGTATTAAACTTCATAAGCTACATGCCGAATCCTGATGACATTGCAAGCGGCACTTTTGAAAGCTACGAAACCTACCGCAAGATGAAGAAGGATCCGCGCATTAAGTCTCTCTTAAATCTTCTTAAAGCCGGAAGCTTGAACTTTCCGCTGCATATCGTACAGGACCAGGCAGACGAAAAAGTTTATGATTTTATCAATGGCTTGCAGCTCTTTAAGAATCCTCACAAAAAAATGAAGCGTATGCTCACAGCTTTGGACTACGGTTTTTCTGTTTCTGAACTTATCTGGAAAATTGACGGTTCTACTTACAAGCCGGATAACTTCATCACAAGAAAGCCGGAGCGTTTTCACTTCAACAGAAGCTGGGATTTGTTTCTGAACAACACGAACCAGAAGCTTGACCAGGATTACAAGTGGCTCATTTATCAGCATGATCCTGATGATGAAAACCCATACGGCACATCTGTTCTGCGCTGCGTTTACTGGGCGTGGTGCTTTAAGGAAGCCGGCTATGATTTCTGGCTGCAGGCTACAGAGAAGTTTTCCGTTAAGTCTCTGCTCGCTCTGTTTGAGTGCGACGGAGATGAAACCCGTGTTCGCGAACGCGCAAACCAGATTGCAGAAATGCTTATGGGTATTACTTCCGGCTCAGCTGCAAGCGTTGGAAACGTAAAGGAAATTAAAGACATTGGAATGACAGGCGACCTTTCGCACTTTAAGGAGCTTGTAGAAGCCTGCGACACTCAGATTTCTTACGGCCTTACAGGTCAGAGCATTGCAACCTCTACCACAAACGGCGGCTCACTTGCCCTAGGAGAAGTTCAGGCAGATTTGCTTTTTGAAGACTGTAAGAGCGTTGCCCTTGAATTGCAGAGTGTTCTGCAGAAGATTATTGATTGGACTGTTGAACTGAACTTTGGAAGCGAGGCGGCAGCACCTCAGATTATGTTTGACGTAGACCGCCGCGCTAGCTTCGACGATGTTATGAAAGCAATCGACAGAAAGTTTCCTGTTTCAAAATCTGCCTTGTATTCTTACTACGGAGTGCCGGAGCCAAAAGACGAAGACGACGCTTTTGTAATGCCTAGCGGTTCAGAAGTAATGCTCAGCGATTCTGGCAAGCCAAAAGATATAAAAAAAAACTTTCGATTTTCTTAGCGGATTCTGATTCTTTCAAACGTGAACTAGCAAATATCCGCGAGCTCGATAGCCTTTGCGAGCTTGCGGCAACAGCCATAAAACCGCACCTTAAAGACATCCTCACAGACTATTTAAACTCAGTTAAAACCGCCGATAAAGAAGCTCTTGAAAAACCTTTCTTCAGCCCAGCAAGTGTCGAAATGGTTACCGCAATAGAAAAGCTCATAGGCTCTTCTTACATGTTAGGACTTATTCATGCCGAAGAAGAAAATCCTGAACGAAAGATAAACGCAGCTGATGAAACAGAGATTCCAGAGATTCCTTTTAATGAGGCTATGCAGTTCTTGAAGTCTAAAGTGCCTATGAGCAAGTCAGAGTGGAAAGCTCTTGAGCCGAAGTTGAGATTCAGGGCGTTTACGGTGGCCCAGCTTGGAAGTGTAGAGGTAGTAGATAAAGCAAAACAGATTCTTTTGAAGTCCTTTGAAAAAGGTGGCGGTACTTACTCCGACACCTGGGAAGAACTCAAAAAGAAAGTAAATGCAAATGCTCTCGACATAAAGCCCGGCTACTGGGAGAACGTTTTCCGCACCAATACACAAAGCGCATACATTGCCGGAAAGCTCCAGCAATACGAAAACACGAAAGTCGCAGCCTATCAGTTGATGGTCATTGAGGATGGAAGGACAAGTAAAATCTGCCGCCATCTCCTCACTGCAAGCGGCTACGGAATGATAATTTCAGTAGATCACCCATTCTGGAAAAAATATGGATTCCCGCCATACCATTTCCAGTGCAGAACATCTATCCGCGCCATCTGGCCGTCGCAGGTCGGAAAGCTCGGAAATATGGTTGAGAATCCTACGATGAAGAGTCTGACAAAATTTAAGGTGCAGGAAGGATTCGGTGGTAATCCGCTTTCTAAAGGCAGCTTCTGGCTTATGACAGAAAGCATGAAAGATGCAGCCCTAAAGTTTGACCTTGTTCCTGATATTCTGAAAATGGCTCATTCGTTAGACTTGAAGAATTATGATTTTGAACTTGCAGGAAATATTACAGACCGAAGATTGGAAGGAACAAAATATAAAGTAAAAATGGTTAAGAAATCAGATCCAGCACAAAAAGAAATACTAACCGCAAAAATATTAGAGAATAACGGTCATTCAGTAGTTATGCTTCCTGAAGTTGGACTTGAAAACATACATAATCCAGATGCGTTGATTGACTATGATATTGTCGCAGACTTTAAGGTTCCAGATGGAAATGGTTTTGCAGCTGTAAGAGGTGCAGTAAAAGCTGCCGATGAACAGGAAGTTTCTCACATGATTTATTATCCACATTGGCACAACTATACAAAAACTGAAGCAATAAAAGAAATAACGTATCGACTAAAATCAACAAAAACCCTTAGAGAAGTTTGGTTAATTTGGGATGATTTGAAAATTACAGTGTTGAAGAAATAAAAAAAAGCCAAAGAATATGGTCGCGCTCAAAGCGAGCTTGATGGTCCACACCGATTGGCTTATATAATAAATATACCACATTCCCCGGAAAATGCAAGTGTTTTTCGGGGCGTTTTTTTTGCCTTAATTTAATCATTATTTCTATTTCTAATATATTCTAAAAGCATAAGCTTTCCTCCTGATGGGCTTATAAAAACTAGGTTAAGGCTCTGGTACAGCCTTAACCGCTTTTACAGGAAGAGAGAATTGAAAATCTATATAGCTGGAAAAATATCCGGCGACAGAACCTACAAAAAAAAGTTTAAAAAAGCTGAACGTGCTCTGAAGAAAAAAGGACACTCTGTTATGAATCCCGCCTGGTTAGGTGATTACAAAGATTTCACCTGGTTTGATTACATGATGGTCTCTGGAGCAATGCAGCGCAGGTGTGAAGCTGTTTACTTTCTTCCCGGTTGGTCTCAAAGCAAAGGCGCCACAATAGAATTTAAACGAGCAATTGCTGCAGAACAAAAGATATATTTTTCACTAAAATATTTATAATTTGCACCCCACTTAAACAGCCCCAAAATATCGTTACCAACACCCAATAAACCCGAATAAAACGCACAAAAAAACACAGAAAAACACTAAAAAACAAGAAATTTCTCAAACTAAATACGATTTTTTCTCATTTTTCAAGCGCCGTTACAAGAAGTAAGAAGCGTAGTTGACCCATTCTTTAAATATTATAAATACATCAATTTTGATATTGATCCGGAAAAACG